AAAGCCAACCGCCGAAGGATCTTCAAGTACGTCTACGAGGGCTCGTGGTGGGTCAACATCGACTCGATCGAAGCCGAGGCCGCCGACCTGATGAAGACGGACCCCGCCCAGGCGGAACGGTTCTTCGGGAACCGGCTCGTGCAAGGTGGCGGCGCGTGGCTGCCCGACGGCTGGTGGTCTGCTGCTTGGGCTGGTCACGATGCGGCGTGAGATCTGGCTACCGCCTCCCCCGGACGGGACGTCGGTAGCAGGCGGGTTCGACGGCAGCGAGAACAACGACTGGACCGGCATCCGGCTTGAGACCAAGGCCGGGTACATGTTCACCCCGCGCTACGGCCCAGACCAGATCCCCGCTGTCTGGAACCCCGCCGAGTGGAGTGGCCGGATCCCCCGGCACCAGGTCGACCTGGCGTGGGCGGAGATCAACGATCGGTACGACCTGCGGCGGGCCTACTGCGACCCGGGGTTCCACGACGAGTCCGACTGGTCGACGGAGATCGAGACCTGGGACCAAGAGCACGGACCTGACGTGTTCGTGCCCTGGCCAACGAACAGCATCCCGCGGATGTACCCGGCGATCCGGCGCTTCGAGTCCGACCTGCAGAACCGGCAGTTCCGCCACGACGGCTGCCCCGTCACCAGCACCCATGTCGGGAACACCCGAAAGATCCCCGTCAAGGGCGACAAGTACGTCCTCGGCAAGCCGTCACCGACCCAGAAGATCGACCTCTCCGTCGTCTCGATCCTCGCCCACGAGGCGGCGTGCGACGAGCGCGCGGCCGGCTGGCCCGAGCAAGTCGACACGACCGTCCACGTGTTCCGTTGACCCAGAAGGGGTGACAGCCCATGCCCCTCACCGATGCCGAACTCGACACCCTCCGCCGCCTGCACCACCGGCTGGACCGGTCCATCCGCGGGTACACCGAGAACGGCCGCCGCCGACTCGGGTTCCGCGTCCTCGACCGCTACTACGACGGTGAGCAGCACCTCGAGCAGTTGGGCATCGCGGTCCCTGAGGACCTGCGCCGGTTCACCACGATCGTCGCCTGGCCAGGCACCTACATCGACTCCATCGTCGAGCGGTGCACCGTCGAGGGGTTCCGGCTGCCTGGCAGCAAGACCGCAGCCGAGGACCTGTGGGAGATCTGGCAGGCCAACGACCTCGACACGGAGTCGCCGATGGCGCGCGTCGACGCGAAGGTCTTCGGGCGCGGCTACTACTGCGCCGGCACTGGCGACGACCCGGACGTCCCGCTCGTCACCGTCGAGTCGCCGCTGCAACTGATCCACGAGTGGTCGAACCGTCATCGTGCGGTCACGAGCGCCGCCCGGTTTTACGAGGACGAGTCGGACGGCGAGAAGACCCGCCGGGCGACCCTCTACGAGCCGCGCCAGACGACCTGGTGCAAGCGGGCCCGGAACGGCCGCTGGGTGATCGAGGAACGCGACGAGCACGGGCTCGGCGAAGTGCCGGTGGTGCCGCTGGTCAACAAGTCCCGCACCCACGACCGGTACGGCGTCTCGCAGATGGTCCGGATCATCAAGCTGACCGATGCGGCGGCGCGGGCGCTGACCAACGCCCAGGTCGCCACAGAGGTGATGGCCCTGCCGCAGCGGTTCGCGGCCGGCATGACCGGTGGCGACTTCAAGGACCCCAAGACTGGCGAGCAGCTCACCGCCTGGGAGGCGTACTTCGGCGCGGTGTGGGCCACCGCGAACAAGGAAGCGCGGTTCGGGCAGTTCCAGGCCGCCGACCTGAAGAACTTCACCGAGATTGTCTCCCACTACGCCCAGCAGGTCGCCGGCACGACAGGGCTGCCGATGCGGTTCCTTGGCCAGCTCTCCGACAACCCGCCTTCAGCGGACGGTATCCGGGCCGATGAGTCGCGGCTGGTGAAGACCTGCGAGCTCTCGAACACGGCCGAGGCCGGGTCGCTGGAGCGGGTGATGCGGCTCGTCACTCGACTGCGGGGCGACGACGAGAAGGCGCTCAACATGCTGGAGACCATCCACCGGGATCCGTCGACACCGACGACAGCGCAGTCGGCTGATGCTGCGGTGAAGAAGCACCAGGAGAGGCTCATCAGCCGGAAGCAGGCGCTGCGCGACATGGGGTACTCCCCGACCCAGATCACCAAGATCGAAGAGGAACTCGCCGAGGAACTCGCCGCAACGCGCGAGGACCCGACGCTGGACCGGATTACGCGCGATCTGATCGATGCTTCCGGCCTCGGCGCGTAGCCACTACAAGCGACTGCAACGACTCCAGGCTGTCGTCGTTCTCTCCGCTCGGCGGGTGTGGCGTCGCATGGAGCCAGCGGCGAACTGGGAAGAGCAGTATCGCGGCGACGTGGGACCGAAGCTCGTGGCGCTCGTTGTGGCTGCTCAGATCGCCGCTACACGGGAGTCAGACACTTACGTCGCCGCCGTCCTCAACGAGCTCGCGCTCGGGCCCGCCACGGTGCCCGGTGTCCTGGTGCCAGAAGGCATGGCTGGGTGGGCTGGCGACGGGCGGCAAGTTGGTTCCCTCCTCGAGGGCGCTGTCGTGATCGCCGGGCGCTCATACAACGCGGCGGTGGCTACCCCTGAGGCGATCCTCAGCCGCCAGGCTTCCCTTCCAGCGGCTGAGCAGGCGCTCGTCGCAGCTGAACGGTGGATCGAGATGGTCGCCCAGACGATCATCTCGGACGCTGCCAGGGCTGCTGAGTCGGTCGCGATGGTTCAACGCGAGTGGGTCGATGGCTATGTTCGGATGCTCAACCCACCATCGTGCTCGCGGTGCGCGGTTCTGGCAGGACGGTTTTACAGGTGGGACGAAGGTTTCGAGCGGCACCCGCGTTGCGATTGTGTTCATATCCCAACCTCCGAGGCCCACAGTGACGACCTGAGGGTCAACCTCGACCGCTACTTCGAGAGCCTGTCCCGGGCCGAGCAGGACAAGACCTTCACGATCGCAGGAGCGGAAGCGATCCGCGACGGCGCCGACATCGGCCAGGTCGTCAACGCACGTCGCGGCATGACGACTGCCCAGCAGATCGCAAAGAACCACGCGCATGCAGAGGCATGGTCTCAGGCGCTCGCGAGCGGTGCCACGAAAAGTGAGGCCCGCAGGATCGCCCAGGCAGCGTTCCGCGACACCGGCTCGGGACGCCGGAAGCTCATCCGGAATTCGGCCGGCCTGTACGTGACCGACGAGGGCGCGTCTATGCGCGGCCAGTTCGAACGCTCACGTCGCGCAGGTCAGTCCACGACCCGACTGATGCCGGAGTCCATCTATGAGCTCGCTGCCGGGAACCGCGCGGAAGCGATCCGGCTACTGAAGCTGAACGGCTTCATTCCCTGACTTCCCGCCGACGGCGGAAGGCGCTACGACCGCGCACCTCGGTCGGATGCTGACGAGCTACGGAGACACCACATGCACCAGAACAGCAACCCGTTCGCCTACCGCGGGCCGATCACCCTCGACACTCTCGACGACCTCTTCGCCCACCACCGCAACCGGTTCGCCGGCTGGTCGATGGAGGGTGACGGCGGCGCCGGGGGCGGTGACGGTGGAGCAGGAGGCGACGGCGGCGCTGGTGGGGACGCCGGCAAGGACTACACGCCGCCGGCCACCCAGGACGACCTCAATCGCCTCATCGGTGAGCGGGTCGCCCGAGAGCGAGCCAAGTTCGCCGACTACGACGAGGTCAAGCAGAAGGCCGCCGAGCACGACGCTGCGCTCGAGGCCGCGAAGACCGAGTCCGAGAAGGCGATCGACGCCGCCCGCAAGGAGGGTGCGACAACTGCCCGACAGGACTCGGACGCACGCATCATCCGCGCCGAGGCCAAGGTCGCTCTGGCGGCAGCGAAGGCCAAGAACCCGAGTGCCGCAGTGAAGCTGCTGGACCTCAACGGGCTCACGGTCGGCGACGACGGCGAAGTCGACCCCGAGGCGCTTAAGGCCAAGATCAAGTCGCTCCAGGAGAGCGACGACTACCTGTTCGACGACGGCAAGGGCGGCAAGCCCAAGCCGGACCACTCGCAAGGCGGCGGCGGCAGCGACTCCCCCAAGACCGTGAAGCAGGTCATGGACGAGCGCCGCGCCGCACGCGAGGGCTCCAAGCAGTAACCCGTCAACTCCTAGTCCCGAAAGGACACCGCCATGCCCGGTCTGAAGACCACCAGCTACGGCACCGGTGACTACTCCTGGATGCGCAACACCGACGGCCTCGACGAGGCCATCACCGGTGTCATCGACATCTCGGACTTCACCAGTGGCACCCACTTCCCGAACGGCTTCCTGCCGTCCGGCCTGCCCATCCGCGTCGACGACCTCGACGACATCCGCCCCTGGGCCGATGTCGCCGGCGCGGTCCTCGGGTTCCTCAAGGGGGACTGGAAGACCGACGGCGTCGAGGACCTCAACGTTGCTTTCGTCACCCGAGGCAACATCAAGATCGCGCGACTGCCGATCGCCTTCGTTGTCCCCATCACCGCGGTCCAGCCGCGCTTCTTCTTCGGGAGCTGATCCGTCATGCCGCTTTGGACAGACCTCATCGACCCCGTCGAGGCGACGGGCATCGCGCGTGACGAGCAGTACCTGATCGAGCAGGCCCGCGGCGGCACGCTCGCCCGGTTCCTGCCGAACGTGTTCGTCGACTCCGACCACGTGAAGTTCTTCCCGGACGCCAACGGCCTGGTCGACGCCGCGCGCTACCGCGCGTTCAACGCCCGCCCCGAGGTTGGGAAGGGCCAGGGCGTCACCTCCAAGACGATCGACCTCCCGTCGATCGCCCGCAACGAGCCGATCGACGAGGTCACGCAGAAGGAGCTCGCCCGCCTCGAGCAGACCGACGCTGGCCGCCGACGGCTGCGCAAGAGCATCGAGTCGGCGATCCGCCGCAACGTCCAGGCCATCTCCATGCGCCAGGAAGCCACCCGCGGCATCGCGATCCACCAGGGCAAGGTCGTCGTCGACGAGTCCAACTTCTGGATCAACGACGACTACGGCCGCGACGCGTCGCTGAGCGTCGCTGCCGGCGCCGGCAACTGGTGGGCCGACGCGACCGTGGACCGCCTCGAGGCCATCGACGGCTGGATCTCGATCTACCGGGGGCTCAACAACGACCAGGCGCCCGGGTACATGGTCTTCGGGTCCCGGGCGGCCTACAACGCCTACGGCAAGGGCAACCAGTTCAAGACCAACGTGGGCAACGCGACCCGCCCGCCCCGGGGCGACGAGCTGAAGTCCTACTCCGACGGAGCCAGCGTCCCGGAGTACGAGGTCTACGAGCGGACCGTCTCCATCGAGGGCACCCCCACCAAGGTGCTCAACCCGAAGTTCATCTACTTCCTCCCGGAGCCCGTCGAGACCGACGCCGAGGACGGGTCGCTGCTCGGCGCGACCTACTGGGGCCGAACCGTGTCCGCAGGGTTCGAGTCCTGGGGCATCGAGGAGGACGAGCAGCCGGGGATCGTGACCGGCATCTTCCGCGAGGAGCGTGTCGGCGCGTCGATCGAGGCAGAGGGCGACTCCATCGGTGAGCCGGTGCTGGCCAACGCCAACGCCTCCATGGCTGTGCAGGTTCTCGCGTGAGCGCCCCGAAGGTCATGGCGTACACCGTGGTGCGGCCTCACCCCCAGACCGGCGCACCGACGGCCATCCTCGCCGGCAAGCCGGTGCCCGCCTGGGCCAGGGACCTCATCCACGACGACGACCTCGTCAAGGCCGGGGAGGTCGACTCGGCCACCGGCCCGTCCGGGCCGCCGGGGGACGTCGACTCGAGCGACGGCACCTCGGGTGACGCCGGGTCGTCCGGCTCCAGTGATGGTGGCGGCTCGGGAGCGGACCCGGTCGAGCCCCCGCGCGCGGGGCGCGGCGCTGGCGCCGAAGCGTGGACGGCGTACGCCGCCGCGCTCGGGATCACCGTGCCCGACGGTGCGTCCCGCGACGCCGTGATCGAGCTCGTCGACCAGCACAAGCAGAACTGACCGGGAGGGGGGCGGAGATGACCGTGACCGTGGCGAACGTTGCGACCACACTTCTCCGCTCCCCCCCGGCCGAGGCATCCCTCGACTGGGCTGCCTGGACGATGTGGATCGATGACGCCAGGCGGCAGATCAAGAACCGGCTCGGCGATCTCGCGCTGCTCGACCAAGACGACCTGGACTACGTAGTCCGAGAGTCCGTCGCCCTCAAGGTCAAGCGCCCCGACCCGGCCACCCAGATCAGCGTCTCGATCGACGACGGCACCATCTCGAAGTCCTACGAGAAGGGCGCCGGGCAGGTCACCATCACCGACGAGTGGTGGGACCTCCTCACCCCGGAGGCCGTCGACAACGGGGCGTGGACCATCAAGCCCTGGGCCCGGCGATGCTGATCGGCGACGAGCTCGCCGCCCACCTCGGCGAGTTCCAGGCGCACGCCGAGTCGAGGATGCGCGACACCTGCCAGATCACCCGCCCGTCCGACGAGCGCGGCGAGTTAAACCCCACTACCGGGAAGTACGACGCGCCGGACCCCGTCGTCATCTACGAGGGGAAGTGCCGGATCCCGCGGCTCACCAGCGTCACCGGTGGCGTCGCGACGGCAGAAGCCGGTGACGCGGTGTGGAAGGTCGGCGAGTACCCCTTCGCCGTACCGATCACCGACCCGACCACGGCGTCCATCCAACCGGGCGACACCGTCAACTACCTCACCGCCGCCGACAACCCGGCCCTCGTCGGCATGGAGTTCGGGATCGTCGACCCGCTCACGTACAGCGCCTCCAAGGACCGCCGGTTCCGGATGAAGAAGGTGGTGGGCTGATGGGCCTCCACTTCGACACCAGCCAGGTGAACCGGCTCGCCGTGGACCTCTCCGAGGCGCCGAAGCGGCTGCAGTTCCGGGCACGGAAGACCATGAAGCGGTCCGCGCTCGAGATCAAGCGGCGGATGGCGAAGGACTTCTCCGGCCACCGACAGGCCGGCGGTGTTCCATTCTCGCTCGAGTTCCAGCAGCTCGACGCCGCCGGGTTCGCGTACGAGATCGGCGAGCTCGACTCCGCCGGCCGCCAGTGGGGCCTCGCGGCGATCCTCGCGTACGGCACCTCGAACAACGCGCCCGTCGTCGACCACACCGCAGGACTGTGGCGTGAAGCGCCCGTCATGGCGATGCATCTCGGTGACGACGCTGAGGACTCTGTGTTCGGCGGTGCCGAGTGACGTCAGCGCTCGACACCGCGGTCCTTGCGCTGCTCGATGCGTCCCCGAAGATCGTGCTCTGGGCCGGGCCTAACACCCACCTCGACGACAAGACCGCCCTGTACGACGGTCGCGTTGAGGACGCCGACGACAAGGCCATGACCATCGGCGCTCCGCTGCCGTACATGGTGTTCCACACCACCCCCGGACGACCCGTCCGGCCCCGTGTTGGGCGGTCGTCGACGGTGCGGACCGTCGAGTTCCAGATCAACGCCGTCGGTGAGGACCGGCGGCAGGCGAAGTGGGCAGCCGAGCTCGCCGAGTCCATCCTCGACGGCGCCACCGTCATCGAAGCCGCCGGCGCCCGGCCCCGACGGATCACCCGCACCCCCGACTCGCCCTACGTCGCCAAGGACGAGACCTGGACCCGGCCCGGTGGCCGGCCCCTGTACCTCGTGGCGACCAGGTACGTCGCCACCGCACGCCGTCCAGCACCCACCACCTGAGGAGCCACCCATGCCCGAGTTCAAGCGAGTCCGCCTCGACGCTTCCGGAGCGAAGGTCACCGTCGCGCACGTCCGCGACGGGATGACCGTGATCGACGAGCCCGCGCTCGACCGCAACAGGCGTCCCCGCGAGCCCGAGTACCCGGCCGAGCCCGTCGAGGTCGACCCGTACAAGGGCTGGAAGGTCGACCGGCTCAAGAGCGAGGTCGACGCACGCAACGACGCCGCCGGCGACCACGAGCCCCAGATCGTCGTCGACGAGCCGGGCAACAAGCCCGAGCTCCTCAGCGCGCTCCGCGCCGACGACGCCCGCCGCGCGCAGTCCTGAACATCTCCCCGACCCGAGCCCCCCGCCCGTCCGCAGGACCCCTGCGGCGTAACCGACCGACCGAGCGGCACTCGTCGTCCCTCGGAGCCTGAGGAGGCAAACCCATGTCCATTTTCGAGCCCGAGGCCGTCGAGAGCCAGGGGAACATCAAGGTCGTCGTCCTGCCCGCCGTCGCCGTCAAGACCGCGGTGGACCTGTCCACCGAGGTGCCCGCCGGCATCGACGTGAGCCTGACCCTCAACGACTGGAACCCGACCCGCACGCCGAACACCGGCACCGCCCCGCGGCGCGTCGGCACGCGGGTCCAGTTCCCCCGTGAGGGCAACATGCAGTACCAGGCGATCCCGATCACCTACCCGGACGACCCGCAGGCCGACCCGGGCGACCCGAACATCGAGGCCAAGGAGACCTTGGTCGAGGGCACGGTGCAGGAGTTCCTCATCCGCAAGGGTCCGGACGCCGCGGACGACCTCGCGGTCGGTGACAAGTACGAGCTCTGGGAGTGCCGGTGCGGCGCCCAGGTCGAGGGCCGCTCCGGTGACGACGAGTTCTCCGAGTTCCAGGTCCAGCAGAACGTCTACCCGATCCGGCAGGTCGCCAAGGGCGTCATCGTCGTCTGACCTGCTCCCACGGGAGCCCCCGGTCGAGGGGCGACGAGACCTGGCTCGGACTCGTCGCCCCTCTCTCCAACCCCTGATCCGAGCCACAAAGCCGTCCGAGCCAGGAGCCGCCATGTCCATCCCTCTGTCCCATCTGATGCAGTCCGACAACCCCGACGTCGGGCCGCCGACGGCGACGCACAACCTCTGTCTGTCCGCGAAGCTCTTCCAGGAGTTGCAGGACGCGACCGACCGGTACACCGACCTCGAGGGCCGGATCGCCGTCGCGCACGAGAACGTCGACGACCCCGACCGGCCCACCGGTCCGCGGCCCCGCCTCGGGCACAAGACCAAGCCCGATGTGGCCAAGCTGGAAGCCGAGGCGGAGGTAGCGGCTGAGGTGGCGGACGAGATCCGAGACCGGATGGAGGAGGTGTCCGTCGACCTGCACCTGCGGGTCAACGAGGACGCATGGACCGAGTTCGTCCGCGCCCATCCGGCCCGTGACGCCACCGAAAACGCTGCTGGGTCTCGGCTCGATCGGATGTACACGGGCGGTCTGTGTGACGTCGACGCGCTGATCGACAAGGCACTCACCTCGTTCATCGCGAAGTACGGCGACGAGAACCCCACCCCAGCGATGTGGGATTACGCCCGCATCAACTCCGCGCGCGGGGACCGGTACATGGCTGCGTCGAAGGTGGTGCAGCTCCACACGGCGGGCATCGACCTGGGAAAATCGCGGACCGCCTTGCGCAGCGCCCATCGGAGCTCTCCCGGCTCCGAGTAGCTCAAGGCTGGGCAGGACCGTCCCCGAAGGTCTACGAGGGCTTCACCCCGACGTTCGAGACGACCTACGAGTGGGCTCTCGACGTGTGGGGGAAGCCGTCCCACATCATCAAGGCCACCACCCGGCAGGTCGAGCCGGAGTGGGACGCCGACTCCCGGGCCCTCGCAGAGTCGGTCGCTGAGTACGACCGCGGGTGCTGCCCCGGGTGCGGTGTCCACCGGTCGCTGCGCGACAACCCCGACGAGCACCTCTACAAGATCAACGAGAACGACTGCCAGATCTGCGCCGGCGTCGAGCGCCATGCACGGCGAGTGTCGGCGCGCGACCACGACTGGGAGCAGCGGAACCCGGCACCTGACAGCAAGGCGCCGCTGACTCAGCAGATCGCGCACGCCGGGAAGAAGCGGCCCCGCGACGGCAGGCACGTCTACCTGCAGCACATGACCCCAGAGCAGGCCGAACTGGCCAAGACCCAGGACCAGCGACCGAAGGAGGGGTAGATGACGAACCGCCGCGTATCGGTCACAGTCGACGCCGACGTCAACCCGTTCGTTCGGTCGCTGGCCACCGGGTCCGCCGCAGCGAAGTCGTTCGCCCGGGACCTCGAGTCCGCCGACGGTCGCATGGCCAACCTGGTGCAGACCGGGCTCGCGCTCGCACCGGCGCTCGTGCCCCTTGGTGCGGCGGCGATCCCAGTCCTGGCTGGGCTGACGAACCAGCTCGGTGCCACCGCGGCTGCAGCTGGCGTGACGGTCCTGGCGTTCCAGGGCGTCGGTGACGCCCTCACCGCGCTGAACGACTACCAGATCGAGCCGTCCGAGGCGCACTTCAAGAAGCTGCAGAAGACGATGGACGCACTCGGTCCGGCCGGGCAGGTGTTCGTCCGGACCCTGCAGGACCTCCGCCCCGAGCTGCAGGCCTTCCAGGACGAAGCGCAGCAGGAGATGTTCCCCGGGCTCACCAAGTCGATCCGGGAGCTGTTCCAGCTGGCGCCCGAGGTGGAGCACATCATCGGGACCATCGCCGGCACCGTCGGCGACCTCGCCGCGGACGCCGGGGACGGGCTGAACGACCAGCGGTGGGTCGAGTTCATCGAGTACCTCGACCGCGAAGCCCGCCCGGTGCTGACTGCGATGGGGCAGACGTTCGGCACCGTCATTGAGGGTCTGACGTCGATGATGGTCGCGTTCGACCCGATCACCGACGACTTCACCCAGGGGATGCTGAAGTACGCCGAGGCGTTCCGTGGTTGGGCCGACGGGCTCGGCGAGAGCGACGGGTTCGAGGAGTTCGTCGACTACATCCGCGACAACGGCCCCGAGGCGATCGAGACACTCGGCGCCCTTGGTGATGCCCTCGTCGGGCTCGTGATCGCCGCTGCACCGGTTGGGTCTGCGCTGCTGCCGGTGATCGAGGCACTCGCGGACGGGCTCGGGGCGATCGCCCGGTCTCCAGTCGGTCCGGTGCTCATCGGTGCGGCGGCGGCGGTCGGCACGCTCGGGCGGTCGCTGGCGATCCTGGATGCTGTCGGGCTCCGATCTGGGGACTCCCTCCTCGGGAAGATCTTCCAGGTCGACAAGATCCGTGCCGGTGCCGCAGCCCTCACCCAGGTCACCACCGCGCAGGACCGAGCCAGGCTGTCGACGGCAGCGCTGCTCGACGTCGAGCAGAAGCGGGCCGCGACCGTCCGGGCCGGCGCCGCGCAGCTCGGAAAGAACGCCGCCCTCATCGGCGGGCTCGCGCTGGCGACGTCGGGGTACGCCGAGAAGACCGGACTCGCGAACACCGCGACGTACGCCCTCATGGGCACGATCGCCGGGCCGTGGGGAACCGCGTTGGGTGCTGGGATCGGGCTCGTCATGGACTTCGCCGCCGGCGGCGACGAGGCTGCCGAGGCGACGGACCGGTGGTCGAAGGCCCTCCGGACGAACCAGGGCGACCTCGGCACCCTCAACAGCGAGCTGGAGCGCACCGAGGCGCAGTTCCAGAAGACCCTCTCCGCGTTCCCGGACTCCTTCGGCGACCAGATGAAGTCGGCGTTCTCCCCGGACGGCATCAAGAGGAACCTCCAGGCGCTGACCTCGGCGCTCGGCGCCCCGGCCTCCATCTCGCCGTTCGGCGACCTGGACGACTCCGACCTCGACAACCAGGCCGAGGCGCT